TAACTGGAACATTAGTTAAGGGATTAATATCTGGGTAGGTTTTTTCCATCCATTCATTTAATTTATTTTCTGCTACTGTAAAAGTTTTAACATCTTTTCCATAACCTTTATTTTCTAATTCAAATCCGGCATGATTTCCATAAATATGAGTACAAAATCCAAACTTTTTTTTAAGTTGCAATTTATATTTATCGGCAGTTGTGTTTGAGTTCCATTTTAAAAGTCTCCCAAATGGTTCATCGCCCAATTGTCTTAAATCACTTCTACGCATTAATCTAAAAATTGAATTAAATCCCTTATAACTTTCAGTCACCTCATTTTCTTCATTTATATCTACTCTTGATAATCTTTGTACCCTCATACATAATCCACCAAACTCTGGCTCATGTCGTTGTAAAATATCAATCATCTGCGTCAACCAACATTTTTCTTGCCCCAACATTGGAGGGAAAATATCTTCATTAGAACTAACAATAAAATCAGAAGATGGTCGTCTTAATTCATTCTCCCATTTTTCAACCTCAAAAAATCCTCTATTTAAAGCCTTGCTTTGTCCAATATTTTCTGGTAAAAATATTGCATCAAATATTTTTCCTACTACTTTGGCATGACGTAAATATTCATGACTACCATCGGTCGAATTATTATCTATTACAATAATACGAAATGGATAAAATGTCCTATCGTTAATAAGTTGAATGCATTTTTCAAGCAAATTTTTTCTATTAAAAGATGTAATTAAAATACTAACTGGTTTTAATTTTGGTAATTCATTCATAATTAATATCTATTTTTTTTAAAATTATCATCCGCCCACAATGGTTGTAAATTAGCCAATGACCAACAATCTTTAAATGACTGATCATTTATTGATTTATAATTAAATTTACAATCAGCCTTTTTATGATCAATGTGCCAACCATAAAAACCATAATTATTCCATGACATCCCTGGTTGAAAATTTAATTCTAACCGTTGAATTAATTTTTCTATAGTATATGGAAGAATATTAAACACCGTATTTCCTTCCTTTGATGCTAATCTATTATGCAATCGTATTCTCATTAATGTTGAAACACCTTTCTTAATTTTATAATGTATATCTTTACGTCTTTTATTTTTATAATATTTATGTCTATAATCCCTTAATTTTTCCTTATTTTTTTCACAATATATTTTACTGTAATTATTAAATTTTTCCTTATTTTTTTCCCTATAAATTTTTTGTTTTTCCATCATTGCATATCTATTGTTATTATAATATTTTTTACTTTTTAATTTAATTTTTTCATTATTTTTTTGATAATAATTTTTACGTTTTAATATAAATTCATCTTTATTCCTATCTATTTGATATTGATTAGATTTTTCAATCAATAATTTTGTTTTATTTTTAAACCAGTACTCTTCTTATATTTTTTTATACATTTCTTACAATGAAAACAAAATTTATCTTTTGAATTTTTATTATTAGAAAATTCAATTATACTTTTAACTTCTTTACATTTAGTACATCTTTTCTTATCCATTATAACTTCCCCTCCTTAAAATCATTAATCGCTTCATATAAAACTGGAGCAAGTTGATTTTCATATACCCATTCAGTCCGATGTCTTCGCCAAACATGTCTAAATGTTAAATCACTTTTATTAGCCTTCAACTGACCATTAATACTCTTAGCTAATTCCAACAAACTATCATCGTCTCTTTTATGAAAATTAACACTAAAATTGGAACTAAATGGATGATATAAAACATTACTTTTATCCACAAAATCATACATAGAATTTAAATCATCATTCACTACCAATAACGTTTTACCTAAAGAAGCCTCTAAAAGTAAATGGCTTGATACCTCACCAGTAGTGGGGAACACCGTCAAATTAGCCAGTCTCATTAAATTCATTACAGTCTTGTGTGGAACTTCACTATATATAGGATATTCATTAGTAGCTAATAAACTAGTAAAAATAACTTCTTCTCTCGTTAAACCATAATTTTCAGCCAAATTCAACATATCTTCAATTTCTGCACCACGTCTTTTACCATTAGAATTACAAATAATTAATCTAACTTTATTGCCTAATTCTTTTAATTTTCCAAATACTTTAATTACTGACGGAACACCCTTGCTAGTTAACCTACTTGTGCAAATTGGATAAACCTGAACTATATCGGAATCGTATAACTTAGTTTTATCCACAATCATCTTGGTGGTATCATCCCAATTAAAAACTTTAGCAGGATCTTTAGTATTAAATACTGTTCTTACTTTTTCTAAAGGTACTCCAATGTGGTCAGCAAAAATCTTAGAATCGGCGTAATTCATATAAACCCACCTAAAATTAGGAGTATCCATTTTTAAATTTTCTTTTACTCCGCTTCTAGCCCAGACAATAAAAGGAATTTTAACTCCGCACTCACGAACCGCTGCCATATAACTAACACTATCTCCTATTAAAAAATCATGAATTAAACAAATATCATAATTATCAGTTAATTCACGCCTTAAAACATCAATAAATTTATTTTTCATTACTTCATCTACTACCCACTTTTTTCTGCTTCCACCAGGTACCACTGGCATCATTTTACAGCCATAATCCAATTTACTGCCTTCAATAACAAATAAAGAAACTTCGTGTCCATATTGCATTAACATTTCTACTTGACTTTTTATTCCCTTAGCAATAGAATAACTATCTGGTGCATGATTTAAATGGCTCAATATAGCTATTTTTAATTTTTTTTCTTTAGTCCAATCTTTAATTGGTGGTTTGGTGGTTTCTGGAACTATGGGTTTAATAATGCGTAAAGTATCTATACAATTTTCTATACCTGGAATAATGTCTGGTGTTGGAAAATCTCGTCTAATAAAATAATGATAATTAATAAAATCATCATTAACAACATTAGTATTATGGTTATCAATAATTTCTCCTCTTTTCTTTCTATAAGTCAAAGCAATGGCATAACCATCAGATTCTTTAGCTTCTTTTACTCTATTATCTAAATCATTATCTATATTTTTATTTAATTCTCCATTATTCATAATAAAAAAAGTCTTTCCACTTCGAAAAACTTAATTAGTAATTAAAAAATATTTTAATTTGTCTATTTTTCATATAATATTTTATTCAAAAAGGCTTTTCTCCTGGCAGAAAATTGTGCAAACTCCACCGATCACAGAAAAGCCTATAAATTAACGCACAATTATTTTTGTTTTTATTTTTATTTTTTAAAAGCACTAACTATAGCATCCTGCTTTTTTCCGACTAAATAGCCGACAAGCAAACTGACGATAGGCAAAACCTCGGCAATAGATTTTCCCATAAAAGATAGCACCAAAATACCAACAAGACCTATTCCGGATAAAACTCCCACAATAATTTCAATGTAATTCATAGTTTTCCACAGTTTAAATTAACATTTAATTAAATTATATCATTTATTAAAACACTTGACAACTGTGCATAACTTATTATTTAAGCAATTATATTCTCATTAGCATCAATTACTTTATTTTTTATAGCTTCCATTTTGCTTATTTTTAGCCAAATGTCTTTAACTTTACCTGTAAATACAGCTTCAAAAGAATACCTACCATAAACTAATCCTTTTATTTCCCTATCACTTGGCAATCGTTTAATCTTCTTATAAAGCCACGGATTAAACGCCATAGATTTCTCCTGCATATAGGTATCCCAAGTCCTTTTTAATCCATAATAATCATCTACAGGCATTTTTGACGGCATATCAAGGCTAGTCCAAGCATCCCACAATATCTTTGGCAAAATACTATAAGGCAACCAGTAAAAACCATTAATTCCCCAACTAACACCAAAACTATTTTTTACCAATAATGCCTGTCTACTATCACTCCAACCAGTAACATCAGTAGCATGACCATCAACATAATCAGAAAACTCTGTTGGTAAAAAACCATTAATCGGACGATTAAATTCACGATACCATGCTTGAGAAATTACTACTGAATTTTTATTTTGATAAATCGCCTGTTTAATAGATTCAACATTATTTTCTATACGCCAAAAACTTTTTGATTTATGATCATTAGCATCTTTATAAGCTTCATCTGAAATTCTACTAACCTTAATATAATCCTGCCACGTCATATTTGACGGTGGTTCTGGATCTAATTTTTCTTCACAAATTCCATTATTCTTAACTACCCAAAAGGTATTTCTAGTACTAGCACCAAAATTATCATCTCCTTCATATTTTTTAGTTAATGCCATTACAAATGGAGCTGATGATTGTCTTTTTTCTTGACGTTCTTTATGATGTGCCTGTGCGTTACTGGTGCAACTCGGTCTAGAAAATTGATTCTTAGGTGGATATAATTCTATTAATTCAAAAGATGATGGTAATTCAATCGGAGTACTAACACCAGACAAACGATAATCTCTTTTATCTTTAGAATCTTTACGACAACCTAATTTATTTGGTATTTCTATATTAGACATAAATTTATTTCTCTTTCCAACTAGTATAAAGAAAAAATACAGAAGTTAACAAAATTGGTAAAGCTATAAAAATTTGCCAAGATAAATAAACTGGTTCTTCGGCATAATAATTAAGTAACGCTGAAATAGTTGATATAGTATTAGATAATAAAACCGAACAAACAAAAAAGGCAATAGACAAAATTGATATACTTCTTCTTAACTTAAAAGCAAAAAGATAAGTCAATAAAATTCCAGCTAAAAAAATATCAGCTAGAAAAAAAACTATAATAGTAATAAAATCTATCATACTCCAAAAGTTTTTAATAATTCAGGTAAACCTTTTATTCCTGCTAAACCAGATAAAATAACCATGATCACAATTATAGTTATTTTAAGATAACGCATTAATTCATTTCTAATTATTTTTATTTCTTTTTCTAATTCACTAGTTGACTGACAATGTAAAACAAAACTATCATTTAAAGCCTTAGTATTATCATTTAATGATTTTATTGAAGTACTTAAAGTAGTCTGAACTTCAACTGTTTTACTTTGTAAATCTAACATCCTATCAAATATTTGATTTATTTCCATATCCATATTTTTTTAGGGAGGGATTATTAGCCCCTCCCTAAATTATTTATCCCAATAATGAAGTTGAAGAGCTAGTAGAAGAACTGGTACTAGATGATGTGGAACTAGAAGTAGAACTGCTAGTGCTAGATGATGTAGAACTGCTGGAACTTGAAGATGTCGAGCTTGATGTAGAACTACTGGAACTTGAAGATGTCGAACTTGATGTAGAACTGCTAGTACTCGACGAAGTAGAACTTGAAGTTGAGCTACTTGTACTAGATGATGTTGAACTTGAAGTTGAGCTACTTGTACTAGATGATGTTGAACTCGAACTAGATGAAGTAGAACTTGATGTTGAACTTGACGTAGAACTTGAAGTTGAGCTACTTGTACTAGATGATGTTGAACTCGAACTAGATGAAGTAGAACTTGATGTTGAACTTGACGTAGAACTTGAACTAGATGATGTCGAACTTGAAGTTGAACTACTTGTGCTAGATGATGTAGAACTACTAGAACTTGAAGATGTTGAACTTGAAGTTGAACTACTTGTACTAGATGATGTAGAACTAGATGTTGAACTACTTGTACTAGATGAACTTGAACTTGAAGTTGAACTTGAAGTTGAACTTGATGTAGAAGAAGATGTAGAAGTTGACGAAATATAAAACCCTGGTTTCGCCGAATATCTTTTTCTAGCACCAACTACTTCTATATAATTTAACCATAATGGACTTGCAGTAGCATTGGAAAAATATAATGGCAATAATACTTGTTTAGGAAAACGTTCAGAGTGAGCAGCTTTCCAAATACCATCTATATAAAATTCAACTTTACCTATATTCCATCTAATTTCAAAACGAGTCGGAGTATTATTCCAATCGTTATTCCAAGTGATCGTAGTCTGCTCCGCAATTCCACTATCAGAACTATAAGTTCTAGCGTAAAAATTTGTTCCAGAAATGAAAAAATAAGCAGCATTTCTATTACCATAAGCACGAGAATAAAAACCAAATATTTGAGAGTGTCCAGCTGCTGGGGCTTCTTCTACTGTCATATTAAGAACAGTAGTTCCCATCATAATCATTTCAGTTGTGTTCACTCTACAACCCGCTCCGCCAGCTATCGGCATAAAGCGAATTTTTCCATCTAAACAAGTAGTTTCACCACTTATTTTTCTAAATATATCACCATCCATCCCATAAATGGTAGGTTCATAAAACCACGGGCTATAATCACTGGCTTGTGTTTCGTACATATTTTATATTCTATTTTAAGAAAGATTTTTTTCCTTTAGGTCAAACCATTCTTTCAAACAGATTTAAGTCAGATTTTTTATAAACCCCAAAAAATATTATTCTTTGGAATTTTCTATATTAATATTATCGAGTTCCTCATTATCTTTTTGTTTATCATCTTGGTCATCTGTATCATTTACTACTTCCTTATCTTTATCTTCTTTTCTTGGTCTACCTAATTTTTTCTTTGGTACTAAATCATAATCCTTTAAAGTTTCTCTAAACATTTCTTTAACGGTACTATTGACTATATCTATCATTGATTTTTTCTGGGCAGAAGAAAATTTAACCGATTGTGAACCAATAACACCACCAACAGGAGAACCATATTTCATTTCAATTGTATTATGGACAGGTTCACCTCCTAATTTAACAACGGGAAAACCATCATCCTTCATTCTATCATCAGACGAAATAAAATCTTTATTTTTATAACCAGTAGCACCCATCATCAATTCAATAGTCTTTTCATCATCAACATCTGCAACACCATTTTCAAATCTTACAGAAATTCCTGGTTTACCTGGATCTCCAGTTAAACGATTACCTGGCATACTGGGTCTAAGAACAACTCGATAATTAGATTGTTTGCTATAAAATCTCATAAATCTTCATAATTAATTTATTAATCGTAAATTAGGGGGTAGAAAAACTACCCCCTAAATACTAAACTATTCAATATTGTACTGACATTGTAAATAACCACTAGCATGATCAACAACCGTACCAGTTATCATTACAATTAAATCATTTCCTTCATTTACAGTAATACCATCACCCAAATCATGGGTAGTTACAGTCGTATCAACTGAAGCAGCTTGCCAAATTTGAGTTTCAGTCTTATTAACCGAATCCCATTCGTAAATTCTTACGCAATTAGCAGCAGCAGTAAGATCTGCATAATAAGTAAATGATTTTAAAGTTACACGCCTATTCTTAGGTTTTGTTTTACCAATACCTCTATCGGAAGTAACTCTATATTTATATTCAGCTAAAGCACTAGTATCTGATTTTAAATCAAACACCGTTACTCCTTCAACCGTTGAAGAACTAACTGATCCATTAGGAAGTTTATCATCAATAAGATCAGTTCTTAAAGCATCAAGAATTTTACATTCCCAACCAGTTAAACCATTAATATAATCAGCCACCTCGCCAACAGAATTTGTTGCGGCAGCAGACAAATCAATTGCCGTCGCCGTACCAGCACTGTCAGTTAAAGTTAATGTGCTAGATGTATTACTTAAAACAACCGTTGGAGTACTAGTGCTACCTGCTTTTTCCCTAAGTCTAAGCACTACTGGAGTGTCATCAACCACCCTGCCAACTTTATTTTGTTTAGCTAGTGAACGTGTATACAAAGAATCTAATGAAGACATTTATTTTTATTATGAATTAACCGACCAATTACCCGTGATCATGTCGGGTCATAACTCTAAGGTTATGAGGGGGGACTTGTATTTTTTAAAGTCCCAAGTCCCCCCGTAAAGACTATATCAATGAATAAAACTAGTCAGTAATTCCCTTGATTAAGGCGCAATTAGCGGCTAATTTCCTTTCGAGACCGCACTCGGTTAAGTACTCGTCAACCTCACCATCAACATCATTAGCCTGAATATTGGTTCTTAACGAAGTATCTCTACCTTTAGCATATCTATAACGGAAACTATTCATATCAAGCAAGAAGCCATAGCCAGCGTAGTCATTAATCAACATCGGATGCTGAACAATATTAACTATGCCTTGCGGGGCAATCCACTGCTTGATAGCCACACCATAAGAACTATCACCCATCTTGGTTTGAAGTTGTCCAGCTGCTATTTCGCTAATAGCATTTAATAAAATGCCACCGCAGAATAACATCTTTTGACCTGAACCATAGGTGAATCCTTCCCTCAAGAATAAACCAAGATCTGTTCTAGTAATCGGGCCATCTTGATCTTGTATATAAGAGCCACCCGATTCGATAAATTCAAGAATACCGCCAGTATAGCGTTTAGCTTTACTGGAAACAGTAGTTTCGCCTTTTTCGCCAAAAAGAAATGCTCTTTCAATATCTGCCGAGTGTAATAAGGCGAATTCACGTCTCAAGCCAGTCAAGTCATTTCCGCCGTATAATTCTGAAGCATTTTCAGTACCGGAAACTCCAAAGGAATGACGAAATATTTGTTCTAATCTTTTGTAACTTATTGTTACTTTGCTTTTTAAAGCCTTACTATCTCTAGTAAGAAGAGACTCTATCTTATATCTATTTTTTATAGATATTCTAACGTATTAGTCGTTGAGGATTTAATTTATATTGCATGGATGGAATAATATGTTTAGATATAATGTTATGTAATTTTTCTGTTTCTGGAACAGTAAATCTTAAACAATAATATTTATCCATTTTGCTTATTTGTGTTGGTTTTATTGATCCAATTGTACATTTTACACCCCATCTCTGCCAAAAATATTTCTGCATCGTTCTTTGTTCAGAAATACTCATACTATTGGTATAAATTACGCAATTATTAAACCTTTTAAAGAAACTACCATCATCCATATACCAAACTGCTAAACTTAATTCATCAAGCATATCAAGATATTTTCTAGTTACAAACTTTTTTTTACCCCTATATAAAATACCTTTTATTCTTGATAAATCATCGTGTCCGATTGTTACTGAATGAAAAGTAATTGTCTGACTACCATCTTTTTTGGGAAAACCACCCTTTTTTCTTATATATTTTATTACACCATTAGTAGTAAACGGTTTCATTTCTTTACATTTCCAATCAATATAATCCTTTTGTGGTTCACCGTGTGTCCAAGACAATCTGTATAATGTACTTTCTTCTGATTTACTAGATTTAATTAAACATCCATCGCCCAGTAATGTACCTAATATAATTGACATTTGTCTTGGAGAAAAAGATTGTTTTCTTAATTCATTAGCCAAAGAATATCTTTTATTGCTTTTCCATGGTCTATCTAAATACCACAAACTGTTTTGATATTTGACCTTACAGTCATAACAACAAAATTTTTTTCTAGTCCAATAAGTAACAAACTCTTTTTTACACCAACCACACATCTTGTTACAATATTTTCTTTTACGTAATTTTGACAATTCATTTCTTCTAGTAACAAAACAACTTGATGAACAGACAACTTTATTATATTTATCAGTCTCAAATTCCTTTTCACAAACTAAGCATTTTTTAATGATCATAAATTATCTTTCCTGCGGATTGTGTCTATCTAATGAATTCTTAGGGGTCGATAAGATATTTAATCTTATTATCCTACCATTAGCTTAACGACAGATTCCCGCATATAGTTAGATTTTACTTCACCCAAATGTTAAGTGAAATTCGTCTCCTTACTTGACCTAACAGTATTAATATTCCTGGCACTAGCTAATTCAGCATTAGCATTACCAATTATATAAATACCATCTCCGTCCGCACCAGCTGCCGCAGCTGTATCACCAACTGACCGATTAACGGTAATAGTAGTTGCACCTGAAACAGTTGCCACTTCCATCCTTTCTTTGGTACGAGCGTTAATAACTACATCACCAACTGTAAACAGATAAGCCGATTGACTGCCAGCTCCCGTCAAAGTAATAGTCGCACCACCAGAAGTATCATAGGTGCCACTAACTCTTGCATAACGACCATGCGGGAATTTTTCAATCCATGAAAATTCAGGATTGATAGTAGCCGCTTTCATTATGCCAGAACCTTTATAAGCCTGACCGTCCATGGTTTTACCAATACTGGTCAAAAGGGTAACAAACGGATTAAGATTGGGATTAAGATAAAAAATCTTATCCACTACATCCAATTTAAGTGTACCCTCTGCTTCGGATACTAAAGTATCCCTTGATCCAGTCGGCACTGTCCCGGTATCGTGAGTAGCTTCTGTGTAATAAGGATATGTTGCCATATTTTCTATTTTTCTATTTAATTTTTAATTGTTCAAAGAACATCACTATCGCTCACATTTCAGTTAGAAACTATTAGGATCTTTTATACCACCAAACATTCTATCTACTAAGTCATTATCCTTAATAACAGATTTAGAATGAGATGAACCGCCGGAAACATTAGATGCTAATTCTTTTTCTTTTTCCTTAACATCATCTTTATTTTTTTGTTCAGCTTCGGCTATTAATTTATCAGCCTTAACAGCCTTATACATCACTTCTATATCTGAAATATCAGGATGACTATCAGAAAACTTTTTAATTGCATCAGCAAAATCAGAGAAATCCGATGTTTTATTAATGAAAGAAGTAATTTTAGTTTCATAATCTCTAATTTCCCTGTCTTCCGACAATTCTTTAGAGAACTTCTTTTCAATTTCACCAGTTTTTTCATCTAATTTTCTAGAAATTCTATTTTCAATTTCTTCTACCGATGCTTGTTCGTATTTTTTTTCTCCCATATCTTTCTTGACATCTTCGTGAGCCTTTGTGACTTGCTCCGCTTCCTTAATGGAAACTTTGCCCTCAATCGCCGCCTGTACTAATTTAGAATCAATTTTATCTTCCATTATGGCGTTAAACAATTCTGGATTAGCATCAAGCTTTTCCATTAACGGTTTAACATCTGTGAAAAAATCACGATACTTTCCAAGTTCTTCTCCTTGAGTACCGAGTTTTGACTCTAAACTGTCATACATCGACTTGGGAACTGTTTCTTCTTTAGTTTTGGTTTCCCCATTACCAGATGGTTCTTTTTTAGTCGACTGCCCTGAATCACCACCAAGATTATTAGGATCGACTGTTTTATCCAAGCTACCCGTATCAACGGACTCGGATTGTTTTTTTTCTTCTGACATACTTCATAGTTAGTTAATTTTTTAAAAGTACTTTCAAACCTTTACTCATTTTTTGTTTGTTCAAACTTTTTTTTAGCCAAATCTTTTGCGAATTTTTCTAGGTCAACCCCATCTTTAGTGGTATTTTCCTCTTTGGATTCTTTTAATTTCTTACCGATTTTTTCAAAAATCCTTTTCGCTTCACTTGGTCGATTTTTTAGATCAATAGTCTTCATAGTTTATATGTTAAAAATATTTTTTTAAAACTTTCTTTTTCTTTTTTTTAATACTTGCCATATCTAATTTTAATCTACCTTCTGCGTTGCTGTCGTTAGTAGTTCTAGCTTCTAAAGTATGGATTGGTTCTAGCATAAATTAAGATTTTTTAACTTTAATTTCACCCTTATGCCACTTACCATTTTTATCAATACAAATATGCATATATCCCTTATCGCCTATTTTAATAGTGCGAACTCCTTTAGGATTTTCAAGAGTACATTTTGTAAAATCTTCTGGCATTTATTTACCCTCCTTAACTTTACAGCCAATTTGTTTAATAGTTATATCAAAAGTTTCTCTACCATCACTACCAACTCTCTCATTTTTAGAATGAGAAGTAATTTTTCCCTTAATCATTAAAATTACGTCATCTTCTACATCATAACCAACAAGTTCTGGCAACTGTTTTACATTTAAATATAAAGTGGGATAATCAATATTATTTTTTGAACCACTAGACGATTTAACTATATCTGGTGGATAAGATAACTTCATACCAGCGTCGTGCATTTTCATTCCACTAATATTTTCAATAGTCTTTTTTAAAACTTCTTGTTTTTTTTCTTTCATTGGCATATTATTTATTAAATTTAGACAAAGTTTTAGCTAATGAACATTGCTTTTTAGTGGTTATATCTAGTCCTTTACTAGCACAATATTCTGAAATACTTTTTTTACCACTCTTTTTCATTTTATTAGTTAAACTTCCTGGATGTTTTATAGCATCGGAAATCCAAAACTTTTTAGCCATATTATTTAATTCTTAAAACTTAAGGTAAGATATTTTAAATTAATTAATCAGGAATTTTACAAAATCTATCACCAGGGAAGGCCGATGGTGTTATATAACCAGCGGGTTTATCCAATTTAATTCCTATCTTTTCCAATTCTTTACGAGAGTTATAAAAAATCTCAAAAATAATTGGATTTTTCTTGTCAGCCCGAAAACTGACTTCTCTAACTTCATCATGTTTTCTGTCGCCAAAACCAGTTCCTAGAGATCTTTCAGTATTATCATTTATTGAACTGGCATTACTACAACATAAAAGTGTAGTTTGCGACCTATAATTTTGTCCAGTAGTTTCGCTTGTCCATCCATACCATTTTAACGGTTTATCAATCCATTCATTAGTAAGAATTTTATTAGCAGTATTATTATAAGTTATTAACTGCGGAAATAAATCTAACTCTTCAGGCAAAATCATTATCCCGATGACTCCAATATTTTCTTTTCCTTTACCAATTTTATGACTATAAGATTTTTTACTATCAGTAAAATAAAATTTAGCCACTTCTTGCTTATTTACCCGCCAACCATCGATCGTAATCGTAGATTGCGGATCTATAATATATCCTCTACTTTTGGACGATGCTTCCTCACCATCAATTACCGATAAACCATCAACCGACGGAATAGCCAAAACTTTATACCAGTTGTTATTTCTAACTTTTATTTTAAATTCTGAACCGTCTTTGGCTTCTATATAACATCGCCCTTCATGCAAATATTCGTTAACTTTCTTACCGTTAACGACTATTTCTATCTCACAATTGTCTTTTAACATAGGTTTTCAACGCTTCGCTAAACGAAGACTTCTTACCTATCTTACCTTAAATTTTAATGAACTAAATAAACTAACAAGGTTTTCTTTTTTTTCCCATAAATTTAACTATTATTTATTAATTGTAGCAAAAGTTAACGTCCTATTCCTTACTTTCTTGTTTTTTTCTTTCTTCTTCCACCATTTTTTTCTTTCTTTCCTCTTTTTCCACTAATATTTGCGATTCTAAATCCAATAAACCAATTCTAATGCCTTGATTTCTAGCCATAGTTGTCGGCTCTTTAAACGGATCTGTGCTGATTAAACCACCTTCTACAACTTTTACTCTATAATAAATATAACGTCGCACCGCTAACCAATAATTAGTTTCTTCCAAACTTAACAGTAATTCCCACATTACTTCATCTGACATTTCTTTATTGGATAAATCTTCAGATAAAATATCTTTCTTTTTTTTCATAATTTTTATTTAATATTAGTTAAATTATACCTTTATCTTTTGCCTGTTTCTTCCTAACTTTTAAAACTTGATTTAAAACCTGTCTTTCTGTTTCTTTTCTTTTATTCCAACCAGATGGCATATCAAACTTTGGCATAGGAGTAGATTTAACAAAGTCACCCTGTTTTTCATAATCAGTAGAAGCCTTAGAATTTGATCCACCAACGTTTAATTTATCAACAATTTGTTTAGTTTCTGCTTTAGCTTTATTGGTAATTTCCTTAGTAAAATTACTTTTTTGAGTAATATTAGAAGGTAAATTCTGAAATGATTTAATAACTTTCTTTAAAACTTCTTGTTTTTTAGCCATAAAATTAATTATTACCTATAAACTCATTTATTTGATTTATATTATTATTTTTTCTACCATATATATTATGAAATAATTTATGACAATTCTTATCTAAAGTAATACCGTTATCAATATCAAACCTAGAATCTGGAAAATCAGAAAAATTTAAAATATGATGACAGTTTAATTCTTTACCCCTAACACCACATTTTTGACAAGTATAATTATCTCTTTCATAAACTGACATTCTCCACCATTTATAATCAGATTTTGTTCTACATAACTTATTTAATGAAGTAACACCACCTTTCCAAAATGGACACTTTGAACCCGATAATCTTCCAATTTTTTTTAATGTTTTACTTTGTTTTTTTCTACTTTCTATAGTTCTTAGTTTACCAATTTTTGATAAACTATTTTTTAATCTAACTTCTGGTCTTTTGGACGGATTATCATCACCACGAAGAGCTGATACCTTCATTCTGATTATAGTTTCTTCTGAATGCTTTTTACCCCAATTAGGATGATTTTTTCCTTTTTTTGATTCACTAATTTTTCTTTTATGTTCATCGGAAAATTTTTTTCCCTTATTAGATTTGCTTAATTTTTTTCTAGTTTTATCAGAACATACCCTACCAGTTAATGATTTTGATATTTTATCTTTAGTTTCTTTGGTATGTTTATAGCCTAAAGCCCTTTTATTTCCCATTAATAATAAAGAAATTTTTTTTCTTGATTCTTCTGACATTTTACTACCTTTTATCATATTTTATTTATTCAAAGAAAAGGTTCTAGAAAGCAACGAGCTTTCTGGATTTGCATTTTGATTATTTGGTAAATTAGTATTAACTTTCCCCCCCATATTTAACCCCCTCGGGTTAGTAGTTCCGCCAGGTATTCCCCTTGGTGTCGGTGGAACTTGACCTTGAGTTTGTAATAAATTAACTGGTGATGACATTTCTGCAAACGAACCCCTACCACTGGCTTGTCCAGAAAAATCTTGCCCCTGATCAGCACCTAATAAACCCATTACATTTTTAGCTAATTGAGGATTTACATTAGCACCACCAGACTGCAACATTTCTCCGCCCATAGGCTCAATTGGCATTGTATTTTGTCCCTCATCTTTACTAATAGATTTTAAATTCCAACTAAAATCATGCAAAATTTTAGCAATAAGTTTTTGCATGTCAATAAATGATAATTCAGGATTCATTAATAACTGTAATAAATCCATATCTTGTTTTTTCTTAATATCGTTTTGACCAGCTATTGATGGTATAACCGTTGCCTTAAAATCAAATTCACCATTAAAATCATCTGGTAAAATAAAAGGAAAAAGAGTTTCACCATCTTCACCAGTTATTCTAATTGCCATCTTCTTAGTTAAAAATTGTCTCCACATTGACATCCAATATCTCATTACCTTAGAATAACCATCCCCCATGTGATTAATAAATAATCTAACCCTTTCTAAAGTTGATTCTCTTAAATGTCTAACTTCCGTAGCTGAAGTACTACCACCACTACCGACACCCATAGAAAAATCATCTACGCCAGAAGTATAACGCATATCGCCTTTTAGTAATTCTTCTTCTTTATAAGCACTAGGTTTAATATCTGATGTTTGTACTTCTCTAGCACCATTAGGATCAATAGAATAAATAATACCAAATGGTCTAACAACTAAATCTGTTTTATTAATATTGGCCAATGGGTTAACTATCCACATCTTATGAATATTTAAAGTCATGGCATCTATCCTTTGATTTTTAACCGCATTTAACATAATCTGCGGATTTTCCATAATTAACGGCAAACCATAACCCTCAAATTCTCCTGGTAAAAGCAAATAAGGTATCCAAATAAATGGTGTTTCTTTAAAGTCATAAGGAAATGGCATAGAACAACCCTTTAAAATTGGAACTTCATTTACCACTACAGTAAACTTATCATCAAACGGTCTAAACCATTCATAAACTTCATGCAATTTTATATTAGCGGCTTCATTTTGTTGATTACCGAATAAATTACCATTTTGATTATAATCAGCACCACGAGTAATCTTTTCATGAGCTAATTTTACTTTCTGTCTAACATCGGCATAATCAGTTAAATCAGTTGGACTAGCGTCAAAAGCCATGGCTAACTTCTTTTTATCAGCCATTGGATACTTTCTTTTTATTACCCCCTCTGGCAACAACAATCTTTTAAACCAATACTGTTTATTTTCTCCTAAAATATTATGCCAGTCATACCATAAAGAATAATTATCCACCCATTCTATAAAAGGAGCATCATAAAAAACTCTTTGTTTTGAAATCCACTTATATTTATTATTAGCTAAATCCTTAGTGCTTAAAAATTGATGAGTCCTAACATCTTTTTTCCAATAAACTTGGGCATAACCCATGCCATAAATTAAAGATGAACTAACCACTAATTCATTAGTCTTGTCAGCTCCAGAAATTTCCCAAGTATAATCACACATCATTTGTTGTTTTTCAGCTCTAGCGGCATCATCCTCCGACCTTCCTTGAGCAGTAAATTCTGGTCTTGCATCTAAAATTCTTGGTTTTAATGTTTCTACCACAGAATGAATATATGGCACCGCTACATTTGATTGCCATGATTGAATTTCTTTTGCTCTATCACTATTATCAGCAATATAAAGTTTATAAGCTCGATCAAGTCTTGGCTTAATAATACTAGTAAAATATGATTTAGCATCATCCCTTTGCAGGACAAATAATTTCATATCTTCTTGTTCATCTTTAGAATAATTGCTTGACTGATAAATTTCTGTTGCCATATTTTTTAATTAAAAACCAATTGGTGATATTTTTTCTTTAGATAAATTATTTTCTTTTTCTTTATCTTTAAAAATTTCAACAATTTCAGCCTTACCTTTTTTTTCTAAACGCAAAGCATCTGGTATATTTTTAGCTTCTATAATTTTACTGATAAAATAAGTTCCCATAATGTTTATAAATTAATATGAGTAATTTTTCGGAAAATACTTTTCCCAATGAATTTGGCTTAATTCACCCGAATATAAAACTTTAAAACCCTGATGAGAAATACCTGAAGAAAAAATTAAATCATCAAAGTATCCCTGTTGTGCTGTCATCTTACCGTTATCGTCATAAATAAATACCGACATTTCATCCACCGTTTCCTTGCTCCTAATAATTAAATTATTTTCTCTAACGGCACGATTAAATTCATCTATCATTAACGGTCTAGTGACACTTGTAGTTCTCCACCCCAATCTATCAGTTAAAGTTATACCAATAGTTTCAAATTTAGCTGGTCTAAAATAAAGTGATGGATACATTATGTCACGCAATTTTGTTAAAGTAGTTAGACCATGATTATTTGATTCCACAACCATTAATGCCTTATTATATCTTTTGCCCATTTTATCTAACTCTACAGCGAAGATATCTGGTGGAACATGCGCCCTAAACATCGCTACTTCTTCACCAGTTTTTCTATCAAAAATAGTTGCAGTCGAATAGTCACCACCCTTTACACCCTCACTGACATCTCCACCAACTACATATATACCTTTTTCATTTGGATCTCTGTAGATACGCCAGTAATCTTCTTGTCTAACTTTTTGTTCTGCTACTTCATAATCATCTAATTTTATTGCTTGATTTATGTCGCCAATATTTCTGACATTCTTTCTTTGTAAATTGATTGTATCTCTGCTAAAGACGGATCTACCAGTTGTTAAAAAGGTAAGATTATATTCCTGAGAAAACCATTCTTCACCCATTTCTTTCCTTTTAATATTCATTTCTTCGGCCGAATATTCCCACCACCAACCGTATTCCTTTTTTATAAATTCATTTTCTGTTATCCAAAGACGATGAAACAAATTTCCAACTCCAGCCGGCGAAGATTCAATTACCAACCTACCTTTCTTTGGTATAGATTCAAGCAAACCACGATACTTTACTTCTGCATCGTCCCAATATGGAAGTTCTGTAATTAAGCAATTATTGATAGTTAGACCCCTTCCCACGTTAGGCGTACAAGGTAGAACCATAATCTTGGAGTTCATCTTAGGAAAACTCATCTGCGTCTTAGTATCATATTTAACCTTGGGACGAATTTGCGGTGGAGTAGTATCGTAAAAAGTTTTCACCTTATCAAATAATTCAGTAACCATGTCGGCATTATAACCAATCAAAACAGTTGTTACTCCAGGATTAGTAATCGTCTCCACATAAAAATATCCAGTAACACCAGTACTTATTTTTACCTGTCTGGCCTTACAAATAGCTATTCGACGATATTCATTTAGAGTATTAAAAAGATCAATCTGTGCCGGTGTCAAAAGGAATGGTTGAATGCCGTTTTCTTTTGTCTTTATTTTTGTAAATTGCTCTAAATAAAACTTATGATCTCGTAATTTTAAAACATCAACATTATTCATAAATACTTAAATTTTCTTTTTTCTCCAATTCTCTCTTTTTTTGTTCTTCTTCAGGCATCTCTGGAATATCTACTTCATATTTAATTGGAGTATTTAGTTGTTTATTAAATGAGCCATCTTCTATTTTTTCTTTCAAAATATCCTCCCAATTCTGTCCTGTCTGTTCCGCACTTTCCCTATACTCATCCACTCCCAACGACTTCATTAACATTTGAGCCGCCCTCTGTTTAACCATTAAACCTCCAACACTATCATCGGCTTTATCTGCCGTTCCTTTAACCCAACTAATTATCGTATCAAAATCAATACCATTTCTAACCAAAGCTTCATGATATTCCTTCCTAATAGCAAGTTTATCTAAAGTACGATAAACTTCTGCGACAGTTTTTAATCCAGTCAATCTTTTTAACTCTTTCGGATCTTCGGTTATCTGCAAAGCCTTTAACAATAAATTCTGTTGAAATGAATTCTGTCTATGATAATTATATTGTCCACCAATAAAAATTACTGGTTTAAGTTTTTTTGATTCTTTTAACATGGGGCGTTATTTCATAAAAATGATGTTGTGATATAAAACGATAAATTTCTTCTCCCATTTCATCATTTAAACAATAAAGATAATTAATTACATAATCAACAAATTTAGCATAAGTCATTCTTTTTTTATCTGCCATTTTTAATAACTCCATTCTCTCATCCATCTGGTGAACCATGGACAAATGACCAAAGCCAATATATTTAAAGGGATACTTTAAATTTTCCTTAAAGGGATTTCTAGTGTCAAAATATGGAAAAAAATCATCAAAATAAGAAATAATTGGATAAAAAAGTTTAATATCCGAGTGAGAATAACCTACATAATTTCTTATAAATATAGAAAAAGCTCTATCCGTAGGAACACCATTAGAGTTCATTCTATTGCGATTATTTCCATAATAACAAAATCTTCTCATTAACCAAGCCAATTTTACCAATTCATTAAAACTTTTTACCTCAAATGATTTAAAACTTTTCTTAAACAAATCAGTATATTCATCTAATCCCATACCGATATCAGTAGTAATTTTATCAAGTTTGCATTTTTTTAAAGATCTTTCACTAGAAAAAACATCTTCATAAGTTTTTGGATAAATTTTCATATATATAGTTAATTTTTACTGTCTTGGCATCATAGTTTCCTGCGACAAATTACGATTTATCAAATTTTCTCCACTATTTAATGGTTGTTCTTGATTAATTTCCCGCTCCCCCAATAAATTACCAAAGGCATCTTCGAATAACTGCCTTAAATCAGGATCAGTCGCATCTAAATTCTGCAAAAATTGATTAATTGATTCTAAACTGCCCAAATCAACGCCAGCCGTAGCCATCATTTGAAAAAGTTTCTGTAATAATCGTTGTTTATTAGACTTTAAATCATTTTCTCCAGATATTTTTTTAGCATTTAATAATAAATTCTTGCTTTGTACCATGGCGTGACTAGTTTTTATCTTATTTTTCATCTTTTCAGCATCACTTTGTGGTGAAAAGTCTGGTTTTAAGTTAATTTTTTCCATAAAAGTAGTAAAAATGATAAAAAGTTAATAAAAAAAATCAAAATTTTGACAATTATATAAAAATATATTATTAATTGTTATATTAATTGTAGCAAAAGTTATAATCCTAATTAGACAAAATAAAAAATGGACTAAAATTAGTCCATTTTATAATATCTAAAAAAGTAGTATCAAATTTATTAATTAAAAATATTTATGCCTTATCCAAAAATCTTTTAGAAAGGTCTTATTTTGTCTTCTCCACTTTCTACCAGAACGGCTCCTGCCACCTTTTGATGTAACTTTTATTTGGTGTTTATGAGCCATATAATTATTCTATATCACACACATCTAAACCAGACGGGGGAACACTTTTTTGATCAGAATTTTTTTCGTAATACTTTTTTCTAAGTAAACTATGTAATTCATCGCTTAAAGTAATAGGAAAATTTTCATCAAAGAATACTCTATAAATAGTTCCCTTAATTATTCCCTTAATAGCTTTTTCTTGAGATTCTTTTAATCCCATTCCCTCTATAATGGGCATAATTCTTCCAACTAAAGAATCTGGTACTGAATCATACACAGCAAAACCACGGCCATAATTTACAAAACCAACAGTTTCTTCACTAATAACACTTAAATTTTTATTGTTTTTTAACATAACTTTTACTTTACATGACACTACTTTTTAAAGAACTTTTATATTTTTGAGGCATAAGGATAATATAACAATATCATAAAGAGCATTAACGCCTAGCCGAAAAGTCTATTTATTTACTTTTTCTATTTGGCGATGACTTTTATGTGTCTACTCATGCCTTTCACATTGATTATCCTAAAAAGGATAAAAAATTATGCCTTATATCTCAAAAAAATAAAATATCAATTATAAAACCCAATAAAAATGAAATTATTCCCATTGCTACAATATAAAATATAGGAGAATTATCAAATTTTTTAACTAACTTCTTTACAATTTTTCTACGTTTGATTAATTTTGGCATATATTTAACTTAATTTATATATCATACCAAAAGTCTACTTTCATTTTTCTAAATATTCAATTACTTCCCATTCTGTTCCACATCTTGTTTGAGAAACATGAAAACAATCTAACCGCAAAAATTCATCAATTTCTTCATATCCTTTTTCTAAAATATCTAAACAATCATTACATAAACCAACTGTTTTTATATAATCCCAAGCATCTTCTTCGGTTTTAAAATTTCCCCTTCTTAAAGATTGATCAATATCAGATGCTATTGGATTAGCCAAATATTTAAATTTTTCTTTATTTACTTTAACTTTAATATTAAATTTTACATCCTTGAAATTGTCTTTATTTATTTTTATAAATTTTTCTGCCATAAAATTAATAAATATAATCACATGAAAAATGTTTTATTTCATGTTGCCAAACTTTAGATTCTTTTCCAGATAAATTTCTTTTCATTTCTTCGGTTAATTTTCCATCAACTAATCTTCTGTATGCCACTTCACATTTATTATATCGCTGGACAATAATTGGCAAACGATCAGGAAAACTTAAACAACCTTCTTTGCTATCTACCGTATGATTAGTATGTCTGATAATCATTGGGTTAACAATAATCGTACCATTATTAGTAACAAAAAATCTTAATGGCTTTTTATCATTTATCTGTTGGTGAGCAATCGCCAGACCTCCATTGCAAATTCCAATGGGAGTAGAACACAACTTAAACATTATTTCTGCATCTTTGACTACTGTCGGTATATCTTCTTCTTTTACATCAACGCTAACGATATTATGTGGCTTAACATAATAATCAATTAAATTTTCCATATTATTTATTTAATTTTTTAAAACTTCTCCAATCGCTTTTGTAGTCATTACCTTTATATTCTAAACCAAACTTTCTTCTTAATTGTTTAATTTTTTTTCCTGACATAAATTTATTGTTCCCTTATAAACCCACACTTACGACATTGCCAAGAACGACCTTTCTTGACAGTTTTCCACCTATTATGCCCACATTTTTCACATGGTTTAATTGCCATATAATATTTTAATTATTAATAAAAATTCAAACTCTATCTTTTAAAGTATGATTAAACGATATTATTTCATAAGGAGAATTACTTGAAGAACCAAATTTTTCTTTTATCCAAATCAAAATTTTATTTTTACTATAAAAAACAAGCAAAGTGTCATGTAAACGTTTAACCTTTTTACCTTTAATTATCCTTTCATACTCTTGGAAATAGTGCATTAAATTACTTGTTTTTTTATTCCTTAAAACATAAAAATTTTTCATATTTTCTAATTATTAATAAAAGTCTTAATCTTATAATCCGCTATCCACTTAATTACCCGAAGCGGATCTCCTCTGACCACTTCAGCCGTAACCGAACCTTTTAAGCCATGTAAATTTCTTCTACGCTTACCAGTAAACACCCTAATTTCGAACTTACCTAAATCTGGAGCCTCACAAAAACCTTCTTGCTTTGTCGTTCTAATTAATAATCTAACAAAAGCATAATAATATTTCTTGGCATCTTCGGGATTAAGCAAACCCATTTCAACCGCAAGTTTATTAAAAAATTCTCTTTTAGCTGGTTGTTTCATATCATTAATGTTTTTTGAGCCGTTCTTATTTTTCCCACTTCTTCAATACATTTTTCATCAATGTCAATTCCAATCCAATTAATACCTTTTTCTTGAGCGACCTTACCAACAGTATTAGAACCGCAAAACGGATCAAGCACTATTCCGTTTTTAGGACAACCGGCATCAATCATTCTATGGGCCAATATATCGGGAAACATTGCATGATGATTTAAATTAGACGGTTGTGTTGGTATATCCCACACACATCTCATTAATTTTCCATTAAGATTATAATTAAATTCCCTATCGCCATCCGCCCTCTTTTTGTGCATACTATTTACTTTTTGTCCTTTTTCTTGTAAATTTTTATGACTATAAGGAACATTTTTTTTATACGGTTCCTTGGTTCTATAAAATTTACCCAATCTTAATGTCTTACGATATTCAACATCCGATCCTGGAGCATAGGGTTCATATTGTGTCTTAAAATAATACTTTTCATTTTTTGTAAACATCATTATCGGCTCAAAATCAACGGTAAATCTATTCTTGGCCGATTGAGGCATTTGATTTCTTTTATACCAACATATAATATTTCTATTAAGCCAACCATGCTCTACCATTTTTATAGCAAAACGATAAGGGATTAAACAAAGCGACCTGTCGGGGATATCCTGTTTTTCTTTTTTAAAAGTATCAGCAACAACCTTAAAATTTTTTTCTATTTCCGTATTACCATTTTTTGTTCCTGAATAAGTATCACCAAGATTAACAAAACAAACCCCATCGTTTTTTAATATCCTTTTTATTTCATCAAATATCAAAATCAAATTGTCGATATATTCATAAAAAGTTTTTTCAATACCAATTTCTTTCGGATTGTTAGTATATCGCCTTAACTTCCAATATGGTGGGCTGGTAACAATGCAATTAATTGATTCATCAGGCAAAGTTTTCAAAACATCCAAAGAATTTCCCTGATAAATATGATTAAGTTTTAATTCATTCTTGTCCATACGCAATATCTATTTTTAATTTTTCACATAACTTTTCAAAATTTTTCTGTTCGCCAAAATACTTAAAGAAAAAATTAGTCCATTGATCGCACTTCCCCTTATATTCCATATTTATTCTATAGGCAAATCCCATTTCCGGCACATTACAATTCTTATGTTCCATAATTAAAGCAATAATATTATCGCCCATCCATTCACTATCATCATAAGGATTAAACCTCTTTTGTTTTAAAGGAATTTCAATAATTAAATTTTCTTTTTTGATATAGATTTCCCCTTGCATATTTTTTTATCTTTAAATTCTTTTAATGCTTCGTCAGCCCGACGTTTAATTTCTTTCATTTCCCCTTGAATTTTCTTTTCATCATAACCGCAAAAAGTCATTTCCCATAAAGCATGGGAAATGATTTCTAATTCAGAAAAAGAAAATTCAGTTTCACTTTCTATATTCATACCTAACCATTGATTCCATGGCATAAATTCAATCGCCCAATATTTAAACCTAGCCCTTGCTTTATAACCGCTGACATGAACATAGGGCTTTTCTTCATCTTTATCTTTACAAAAATCCAACTTTAATTCCACATCAGGTTTAGCTGGCTTCATTTTTTGTAAAGCGAAAAAGACTTTCTTATAACCTAAAATATTTCTTTTCTGATCTGAATATAATTTTAAAAATTTCTTTTCAACTTCTGGCCATTTATGGTTATTAATAATTTCTTTTAAATTTTTTTGTTTTGTCATATTAGTATTTTTTTATAATAAAATATCATCTAAATTTAAAGATAAATCGTCTATATACAAATCGGCACCAGGTTTTTTTTCCATCGCAATACCGTGAAATGGTACATTATTAGCGATTAGCCAACCAAAAGTTCTTGAATAATGCATCGATTGTCTAGCAGTATAAATAATAATATGTCCACCACCTTTATATAATTTCCAAATTAATTCTATCATTTTTTTATTAGGTGATATTTTACTTTCATCTCCCCAAAAAATTCCATGACAAATCGTACCATCCAAATCAACGGCTATAAGTTTATCATTAGGATTTTTTAATATTTCTAATAAGTCTTGTTTCATTTTATTTTATTAAGATAAGCAAATTCTCCAAAAAGTTCTTTTGCTTTTTCATTATATACCAAAGCAGCATCTTCTTTAGTCTTACAATGTTTTAAAACCCAACTTCTTCCAGAATGTTTTATATAAGCTATCCAACTATTTCTATCTTTTCTAAAACAAACCACCTTATAACCACTTTTACAATTTTTAGCCATTTTACGATTTCTCATATTTTCCGATATAGTACAAATTCTTAAATTAATTTTTCTATTATCAAGAGGATTGTGATTTATATGATCAACTAATAAACCATCGGGGGGTTTCATTATATCTCTTGACATAGCTAATGATTTTCTTTTTTGTCTTCCTGTTTCACTTCTTTTTTCTGCCCTATTCGCATAACCCTTATAATCACAATACCATTTATATTTATTTAACCATTCATATTCTTCATCATCTACAATTGCAAATTTTCCTCTTGTTAATTTAATTTTTTTCATTTTTTTTAAAATGATTTTTATTTATCCTAATCATCGTATTTATTAAATCATATAAATCATCAACTCCAATATCTTTGGCACTTTTAGCTAAAGCACTAGGATCTTTGTCCCAACATTTACTTTTCCAACCCCGCTTACCTGGCACTACCCGCATGTGCATCTTACCAGTTCCTTCATTGCCAACCCACGTTCCCTGCGCTCCCCAAGCCTGCATCACCTTAATATAGTTAGCACCATAGGCTTCGCAAATATCATAAATAGTATTAGCAAATGTAACCTTTAAAGCACCAAAAGTATTTTCCATTAATTTGCAAATTTCCGCTTCCACGGCAGATACAATATGAATATCAATATCTGGAGACATCTTTTCCCAAAAATATTCTGCTGCCTTAGTAGCATCTTTTTCAACACCACCCATAATCAAAAAGCCATGTAACCTTTCGTCTGTTGGATCCGGATATTTCCAATAAGGAATAAAATATTTTCCTTCACCCACCATTTCTACTGATACTACGATATGCTTATTATACTTAGCCACCAATCTATCAACTGTTCCTGGCATTAACGCTGATTTAATAATAATTAATGGTGTTTCCAGCCAACTAACTACATCTTCAACAATTGACATATCTAAACCACCGTCGGGCAAAAGATTAGTAGGAACCGCTATTATAGCAACTTTTGTTTTGTTTACTTCTTCCTTAGTACCAATGCCCAATGGTTCGTCATATATATAAGCATCAGGAAAAAGTTTTAACATTGATTTACCTACATATCCGTTGCCAATGCAACTGACTTTGTTAGAAGTGTTCATAAATCCTTGGATTAATAACAGTTACCAATAATTTTTGATAACCAACTAATCGTGTTTTATAAATTAATTTAAAAATAAAATAATTTCCGCAAAAAGATTTATAACTATATTTACCACTTTTTTGTTTACTTATAAATTTCTGAATATAATTAGGCGGTATCATGTCAGGACTATTCCACGCCTTCATAACAATCTTTTTTATCTTAATAGGATTACATTTAAATCTTTCTTTCATTCTTTGATCAGCATGATCAGTAATAATTAATTCTGGCGGTAAATTATATTCAAAAACTATACCCCATTCTTTTAAGCGATTTAAAACAATGGCACGAGAAACAAAATATTTTAAAATTTTTTGATATAATTTTTTCATATATTATTTTACAACAACAACATCAAAATAACCGCAGGAACACTTAAAACTAGCGAAAGACTTATTTTCTTTAAGTGGTATTAAATTAGTATGACCACAGGCTGGACACTTATATTTTAAACATTGTTTGTTATTAATTACTACAATTGATTTTTTCATATAATTAAATCCATTTAATAATAGGATTATTACAATTTCCCTTCTCCCAAACATACCAACAATAAGCAATTGCCGTTGCTTGTTTATATTTTTCAAAATCACCATTCATTGCACAATTCTTTCTATAACTATAAACATAAACTACCTTGGGGGGATATTTAGCATACATATTTTTTCTTGCTTTACCTTCTAAAAATGTTAATTTTAAAAACATTGCTACTTTTCTACCATCGGGGATTATATTTAAAGCAGTAGTTACGAACTGTTCAGCATATTTATATGGAGGATTAGTTATAATATCCATATCTCTAACTTTGCTTTCTAATAAAAAATCCATACCACTCTTACCATAACCATATTCATATAAATCAGTAGCATAAACCCTTTTACCTAAATCAACCATTCTTTTAGCTAAATGACCCATACCACAAGCTGGCTCCCAAATATAATCACTAAATTTTTCCACAGCAAATAAATCATCAATAGCCGAAGGATCGGTGCAATATAAATCATGTTCTTGCCTTTCTTTATCACTATGATTACTTGCACCCAAAGTAGTGTAAGTAGATTTTTTATTTCCAGTCCAGTCTTTATTCATAAATTAATTATAATCTAAGGCAATATTAGTCCATTTATTAGTAATTATCCTCTTACCATTTATATAAACCTCTGGTAAAAATTTAATTTTACTATTACCCTGTGTTTTAGCCCAATATTCAATAGACATTCCACGAAGAAGCCATTGTGCTAATTTAAATTTTAATTTTGATAAATTCATATAAATTAAATTAGTATTAAATTATATCTTAATTACCCCTAAAACAAGTGGCAAATTAGCTAGATGTTTCGCCAAGTTATCCACACCTAATTATTTCGTCTACTACTATTCTATCATTAGTTTAAATCCTAGAAAACCTGTGCATAACTATATACTTGACAATTTACATATATTTGCTATACTTTAAAATAGGTTATCATTAATAGTCAAACAATCCTTCATTAGTTTACAAAGAGGCTAATCTTTAAACTAAAAAAAAGATCCACTTAACGGTGGGTCTTTTTTGTATATAAAACAAGGGGTCGCTAAATTTTTCAGAAATTTTTTTGGCGGACAGGGGTGGTATTTGGAGAAACGAGTAGGGGGGTGGTATTAAATTAAGTTTCTACATGACTGGAAAACCACTTTTAAGCTAATGTTTATAGGGGTTATATAAAAGTGGTAAATTAATAGTAAAAAGTCATATTAGGTATTATATTAGGGGTCGATGAAAATGTCGTAGGCGGAGAGGGGGTTAATAACGATAGTAGTGTCAAAAAAAATAGAGACGTTAAACCGACCACTCCCCACCCCAACCATATACTAACCATACACTTCACGCTCTTTTTTTATCTTTTATATAGATGCCTTATAATATTTAACTAACATTAGCTACTACTACAACACGAAAATCATAAAATCATACACTTGACACCATTATGGTATATAATACTATCAGTATTTAAGCTAACATTAAATTAAATATATCGTTGTGTCGCATAATACATCTTGTGCGACACTTGTTTATTATTTAAGATAAAATAAAAATCAGCAAAAAGTGGATAACTTTTTTATGTAAAATTTAATTATGCTAATATTAGATTAAATTAAATAACATTATAGCCTATTGACAACTCTTTGAAATAGGTATATAATGATTATATAAACCTGTAAAGCGATTAAGCCATTAATCTATATAATATTAAAACGCTTTAATCGCCTTTACAATTTGATAACCTTTTGCCCTAGCCGATAAGCCTAAAAACTTATCGGCAGGGGCAGAATAATTGACTAACACAACTTAATCATTTAACTTAGAACTTTAAAATATATGTCAAAAAGATATTATACCAATATAAAACTAACCCCTTACTTAGCTTGCGCCATTGCAGAAGGTTTTTGTGAGGGTGAAAACGCTACCGAACAAGAACAACATGACGCTTGGCAATATATAGAGGATAATAATTTAGCAAAGAATCTTCAGGGTTTTTACGGTAGGACATTATATAAACTTAAAGATGCAGGCATTATTCAAGAAGCGAATAAATAGCTTTCATTGTTCACTACCCAATCATAGTGGACAATACAAAACCATTTATTAGCACTTTAACAACTTAGTGATATATAAGTGATATATAAGCGAGATATATAAATTGTTAAAGTATTAATTAAAAATAATCTTTTTATAGATCAATCCAGTTTTGCGACGCCACAGAATCGCTTAATCACAAACTAAAGGTATAAACATATCACTAAAAACCTTTAAATTATTATTAATAGTCATTATCTTTAATCATATATTAGATTAAAAATGGTGGCTAATATATAGCAATTTAAAAATAATCTATATTTTATAAAAACATTATAAAATAATTACAACAAACTTTTAAAGCGATTTAAGCTGATTACAGCATTAATAATCTTATAAAGCTATATTATATCAAATATATTGCTAACAACGCTTATAACAGCCTATACACGCCAATAACTACCATTAAAATTATCAGCATAAGACAATAAATAAGATAAGTAATAAAATATACTAATTTTTAACTAAAAATATGAAATTATTTAAAATTGACAAAAACGCTACCATAGTGTGCAAATCAGAATCAACTCGCTACGGCTTTAGGCATTTAGCCACTTTGTTGATTAATGGCTTAGAACAAGAAACTGCAAAATCTTGTTATTATAACCGAACATGGGAATCTTTTGAGTTTGAAACTGTTATTAAGGGTTTACTATTCAAAAGCAAATATTTAAGCAAAACTAAAGAAAGAAATTTTTTAAACCGAATAAGCAACCGAACAAATCAAGAAAATAAACAACGGTTTAATAGAATAGCTAATATAGCTAAATTGGGAGAAATATTTAGCAATAATCAAAAGGAAACCAATGACTGGAAAGCCAGAATGATAAAAGTAGGCTTAAGTGATAAGGGATTGATTATGCCCGAAGATTGGAATCAGCTTGATGAATCTACTAAAGAGACTAGATTAAACGCTGTAATTGGAGAATTAGCCAAATAATAAGGCTTTTAAATGACTTATAACGAATGGCAAGGTATA